GCTCTTGACAGTTATGTCTTCCAGCTTAGCTGTCTTCGCCTCCAAAGCCTTCTTAACTGAGCTGTCGTAGTCTGTGCCGGGGTTGTAACCCCAGCCGCTGTCAGGCTTAGCCGTGTCAACCGGAGCGTTCTCGGTTATTCCTCGCCTCTCGGCTTGCTTAGGTGTAAGGCTGATGACCGTGCATCTGCAGCGATAGCCGTTGGGTGGATAGTGAACGTTCCACCACGGGTCGTCGCGGTGCAGCACCACGTTATCCATGGCTGCGTGGGCGGGGCGGGTACGGCTATCGTTGATAGCGTCGTACATGAGGTACGGCCGCGACTTACTGACGACTTTCTGCTGTAACCAGCGTCCATGGTTGTACGCCGCTTGCATGTTGGTGCGAAAGATGTTGTCTAGCCTGTGGGCTGGGAGGTCTACAGCCAACTCTCCGGCTTCTACGGACTTCTGGAAGTCTTTGAACGTCTTGCCCTCGCGTATGGCCTTAGCAACCTCGTCAATAACGAACTTGATTTGGTCTAGGCTAGCCAGCCCCGCTATAGACACGGCTTGAGCCTTCTGCACCCCGGCCAATTTGCCATAGTACTCGTCGGGGAGTACGACGCTTCGGCTTTCCGCGTAAGCTAGAGCCTCTAGGAAAGTGAGTTTGTTCATTTGCGTTTGTCTTTCTGTACGAACCACCGGGCGTCGTACCCGCAAGCTACCTTGAAGTTACGAGCCCCCTCGCAGTCAGTTATTCTCGGAACTCTGCCCTCAGCGCCCTCTAACAAACCAGCTAACTGAGGGGCTTCGCATACGGGAGGGTGGAACTCTATTACCCAGTTGCACTCTCTGCAGTCCACTCGCTGCGCTTTAGCCATGTTTACACCTTACCGTCAGCGTGTACGTAACCCAGCACGTCAGCGGTGAACAGCGCTTGGTCTAGAGTGCGTTCAAACTGCTCTGTACTGACCGTGCCATTCATCAGTGCGAACAACCGAGACTCTAAATCCTCTGGGTCTGAGGCTGCTAGCACAGCCGCTCGCACTAGGCCGGGGTCAATGGGTAAGCCCGCGTCCCCCAGCGCCGCATCCGCTTCGTCCTCTATGACCTGCTGCTGTTTAGTGAAGCGAGTGTCTGCACCGTGTTTTGTAAAAAGACGAGGAAGACCCTCAGTACCATCAGCCCCAGCCTTCAGGTTTGTAGCAGGTTTAGCAGCGTCGGGCTTGCGACCTACACGCTTACCGCTCGCACCACCCTTGGGGTCGGCAGGAGGTTCGCCAAGGTTTGGAGCATCGCTACTGAGAGTGAATTCTTCCTCGCGTAAATCGTAGTTGTCTTTGAAGTACTCCGGCGTAAAGCGTACGCCCACAGAGTGGAGGTCTTTGTCCCTCACAGCGCGGTCAGCCTCTAGGCCAGTCTCGTCTGCGAACACAACCTCATGTTTATCGAAGCCGTTGAGCTGACATAGCGCATCTACGACCTTCTGCATCGTAGGTAGTACCAGCTGAATATCGCTGTTACGCTTGTCTTCGCGTACTGTGTTGTGAACTTGACCCAGCGCTCGGTTACCCGAGCCGCTGTCAGTACCGCTGGTGAGTGTTTGACCAAGCACAACCTTCTGAATGCGACGTATAGCTGCGGATTCGAACGCTTCGAACGCTTGACCTGCTGTACCGGCCGCCACGCCCACGGCCTCTACGCTATCATCCTTGTCCACGCCCATGACAGCTTGACTGTGAGCCATGAGCAAAGCCTGCACCATCTTCTTAGGGTCGCTGCTCTTACCTACCATGAGTGGAGTGCCAAAGCGCTCTAGGAACTTAGCCCAGAATTTCCAGCCGTTGGTGCGGAAGTACCAAGGCCAGTACAGACGGCTTAGCAGCGCCTCACCGTAGGGCTGCTGGTACGTGGCCTCACAGCGTGTCAGGAAGAATTTGAACTGCTGGTCTACGGCCACACCAGTGGAGCCCCCTTGGCCGTCGTCGGAACGGAACATCAGAGAGCCGTCGGGGCGGGGTTCAAACCATTCAAACGGTTTATCACCCAGATACTTCAGGCCAATTTTGCCGTCCTCACGTTTGTAGTACACGGCCTCTAGTACGCTGTAACCGTAGAGTCTGGAGCGCCATGCTCCACTAAGAGCGTCGCGCAGTACGGAGTTGAGCAACTGAGTTGTGATGTATTCAGCATCTTTACCCTCTAGGCGAAACGGCGTTGTAAGCAGCGCGTCCAACCGAGTGCCAGCGGCCTGAGCTATCTCGTCATCGTACATAAGAGTGCGAAGCTTCTCACGCCCCACACCCGCCTGTCTCAGTACTTCGTCCAAGTCTGGCATACGTGTCAGCATGGTGACCATCTGTGACGTCGCAACGTCGTCATACAGATTGCCCGTTACCGCCCCGCCTGTTTTGCTCTCAACCGAAGAGCCCGCCTTAGCGAACAAGTTGGATACATAGTCCTTAATTCCCATAGCTCAGTGCTCCTATTGTCTAAAATGCTCTGCCCCCGCCCGTAGCTGGCTCAGCGCTAGGGCGTTGGAAGTTTTCTCGTGTTGTGAACCAGTTCACCCCTTGTGTCCACGCGTCAACGTCATCGTCGTGCGTAACTCCGGGGAACTTGGCGAACAAATCTGTAAAATCGTTGACCCACTCGAACCCCGGCATAGTGGGGCTGGGTAGGTAGAAGTTACCAGCCTCGTGCTGGGGCTGGACGGCGTTAGCTCGTGCAACCTTACCGCCTTGAGGGCTGATGGCCGTGAGCCCCGGTACGTCGTTCTCTAGGGCGTCCAGTACGGCCGGTCCATTGGCCTTGTCCTCTATCAGCACGGCTATCGTCTTGTAGGTAAACGGAGCGCGAGCGTGTTCGTTCTCTACGCGGGTCTTGCTAGCGCTGAAACTCAGCCTCTCACATACGCGGCCTAGCAGATACTTGTTCGCGCCCTTGCGGCCTATGCAGTGACCTGCTACGAAGTCGCTGCCCATACCATCCTTGAACGCCATATCCCAAGACCAGATGATTTCTTCCATCTCCATAGCTTGCTGCTCGGGGCGTACATGGTAGTACTTCCAGTCAGCCACTTTGAAGATAGTGCCAGCGCGACCCTGAGGGTTCTGCTGTAGCTGCGCAGCCGTGTGGTACTTACCTAAGCGGCTTTCCATCTCAGCAACGGTCTTCTCAGACAGCCTAGCTGGCGACATCAGCTCACCCTTCACCTTGCGTGGGTCTTGGAACCCCAGTGACGTGGTCTTGCGCAACTCTGGGTCATAGCGCATTGGCAGCACCAGATGCTCCCAGCCTAAGCTCACTTCGTTAGCTAGGATGTAACCTGTCAGGTCTTCTTGATTCAACCGCTGGTGTACGACTACGATAGCGTCCTGCTCTGGGTTGTTTAGACGCGTAGAGGCTGTGCCCTTCCACCATTCGATAGACGCGTTACGGGCTACCTCGCTGTCGGCCTCCATGGCGCTAACAGGGTCGTCTACGATAATACGATTGCCACCGAAGCCCGTACCGGCCGCGTCCGTAGCGGTGATGACACGTGAGCCCTTAGCGCTATTCTCATAGCGGGTCTTCACGTTCTGGTCGCTGGTCATACGGAACTTCTTACCCCAAGCCCCTTGATACGCAGCGCTCTCGATAATACGCCTGCTGTCTACAGCGTCACGAGTAGCAACGTCCTTAGCGTACGATGCTGTGAGGTATTGTAGCGAAGGTCGCTCAATCCACTCCCAAGCTGGCCACGTCTGGCTAATGAGTGTAGACTTGAGCATCCGGAATGGGAGGTTTATGACCAAGCGCTTGATTTCACCACGAGTCACGGCCTCTAGGTGCTCGCAGATGGCCTGGACATGCCAGTTGTCTACGTACTGTGTACCGGGCTGGAGTACAGGCCATGCGAAGTCAACGAAGAACCTGTGCAGCGAGCGCCTAGCCTGTTCGGCCTTGACCCCGGCTAACCGAGCCAATAGCTCCGCTGGGTCTGTGTTAAATGTCGCCGGGGCTGGCTTCTTAGCCATTAGCAAGCTCCGCCGCTTGCTTTAGTAAGCTCTCGTACTGGTCTAGTTGAGCTTGAGTCATACCACCTAGCATCTGCATTCCAATTGGTGCAGCGCCCGCCACGCCTTGCATCGCCACTAGCTTGGGAGTGAAGTACGGAGCGGCCTTGGTCGCAGCGTCTATGCGTACGTGCATCGCGTTACGCGGGTCTAAGGCCACAGACTTTAGTAGGTCAGCTGGCTGAACCACCGTAGTGCCCAGTACCTCGCGGTGTCGGTCATCGTCGCGCTTCTTAATAGACTTGAAATCCATGTCCACACCGTTGACATCCACGTAAGCGCCGTCACGGGTCTTGTAGATGCCCGGTACATCGGTTTGCTTTAGCGAG